ATTTGGTTCAACAACAACATTTGTATTTGTTTCAAATGTAGTGATTTTATTGTCGTACATACGAATATCATCAATAGTAATACTACTATTAAGGACTTGCAGGTTACCGCCAATGATTGCATCGCCGGTTGTTTCTAATTGCACCGAAGGAGTTGTAGTTCCAATGCCAATACGACCATTGGCATAATCTATCGCAAGTGTGTTGGTGTTAAAGGCTAAGTCGCTATCACGTTCTAGATTTGATTTTAGGGCTTTACCCCCAATACGACTAATAGCCATACCAGTACACTCCGCTATTTTGCGCTCACCTACTAACGTCTGAGGTGACAAGGTTTGTTAAAGTTATTTATGAGTGTTAGTTACTGTCGTATCCGTGGATGATAGTAATTGTTTCACTATCGCCTGGAGGACTTGTAAATGTGATAGTAGTGCCACTTAGTGTGTAAGCACTTGCTGGATTCTGGTAAACGTTACCAACTGCAACAACAATACGCTGTGTTTGATCACTTTCAACGCTGGTGCTCATGGTATATGCTATAGTTGATCCATCACCTGTGAAACTATCCTGTGTTACAGTAACAACACCTGTAGTTGATAGTTGCTGAAATGCAGTACCATTGTAAACTTCTAGTTTACCTTCATCTGTGTTAAAACGAATATCACCTGTATCTGGATCACTTGGACGATCTGCAGTTCCGCCGGACGGTGTACCTGTTGCACCAATTTCTTCTAGTTTTAGTGTATTGCCGCCATCAAAACTACTTTTGTTTTTTACAAAACCTGCCATTAGATATCTACCGAACTGATTGTAGGGAAAATGCTACTGCCTGCACTTGCTGTACACTGTATTGTGTCACCGTTGCTGAGTACAAGTTTTTCAGTGTTAATAACATAAGAGTCAGCAGGATCAATTGTGATTGTTTTTACAATCTGATTTGTGTTAGCAATACTATCGCCACTTTGCACAACATGTACGTTCAATGTTCTTGATGCAACATTGTCGTTCATAAAGAACATACAAGTGATAGCAGTTGTACCGCTGCTTGTGTAAACTGTTGTTGCACCTGTTCCTATAGCGCCTGCTTGGGTAATAGCCATTTGTTACTTCCTTTAAAAAATTAATCCATACACGATAGCTTTTGATTTGCTTACTAATTCGTCACTGGTACTGCCGTCAACAAAATACACACCAGTTCCACCTCCTGCTGCAGTGTCTGCATACAACAGTGTTGCACCTGTTGCACTTGCTGGTGCACTTGCTAGATCATTTAGTTTTAGCGCACTTGCTATTGTTACTCTGCCTGTACCATTTGGTACCAACTGAATGTCTTCGTTGCTTTGCGCACTAACAATGTTAAAACTGTTTAGGTCAAGGTCGCCACCAAGTTGTGGTGATGTGTCTTGTACAACTGCAGTTAATCCTGCACCAACACCTGTTAGAATACTAGCATATGTGCTGCCGTTGTCTGTGCTTACTTGGAAGGTGTCTGTAACTTCGTCAAAAACAATAAATGCGTTGTCTGCACTGCCACGGTCTATTTCAAGTCCGCTGTACTGCCCTGTTACACCTGCGCCACTTTCGCCATCGTTGAGTACAATTACTCTGTCTTTGATTTCAGTATTAGTAGCACTGATAGTTGTTGTTGTACCAGTTACAGTTAAATTTGCACTAATGGTAGTATCACTTGCAAGTGTTATACCGCCAGTTGCGCTTATGTTATATGCACCAGTGATTCTTTCAGTTTTTGCCATTAGAGATCCATCATTCTGTTGTATTATTTATCATAGTCTCAAACTGTGCTAATGTCATTGTTTCAAAGTTTTTGTGTCTAGTCCACTGCTCTGGAGTATATCCACACAACGGATTAACATGTATAAAACGCTGACTGCTATATTCTAGTATGATTTGATCTATTTGACTGACCCAGTTAGTGTGAGGAGTTGCTGCACTGTCGCTGGTTTTGTAGTGTTTTGTGTCAGCGTATATGTTGTTTAACTGTTTATTGTCACTGATTAGATCCATACCTATTAAAAAAATATAAGCATGCCCGTTCATTGCTGCTATTGTAGCAGCAACAGGTCCGCTGCTCCATCCTGCATTTTTTTGTATTAGCATTGCATTTTTGGTGAGTAACGCATTGCTTCTTGTGTGTACAGTGTGTCCTTTGTTTTGTAGTTCCAAACTTATTTCTTTGTCAACTGCAACACACACATCATATGACATGTCTTCGGCCGCACGGTTGCACACATACAAACCACCTATGTTTTTCAAATGCACAGGATCTACTTGTTTGCGTGTTTTTCCGTTTCCTAATACAAATCCAAATTGTTTCATGTCAATAAAAAAGGCTACAGTAAATTATACTGTAGCCTTTATTAAAAGTCAATGACTATTATGCTAGAGGAATGCTGACTGATACGCCGCTTACTTCGCTACCACTGGCAACCCATAATGCACGTTGTCCACTTGTGAACTGTACGCCATCGTTTGGTACTAGTGTAACATAACGTGAAGTAATCTTACTTACATAGTAAGTACCTGCATCACTGTCAGTTGCTGTAAGTTGGCACTGTAGATTGCCTGCTATAGCTGCCGCAACTAGCAAGCAATCAGCTGTTCCATCAGCATTTGTAATCTTAAATGTTGTTGAACCCTTTTGAGCTGTAGCATAGCCTGATTTAGCACTACCACCACTGGTATTGGTGTTTGCTGAGAATTGGATCTGTGTACTACCGCTAAGGGCTGTATCACCAATTGTACCACTTGTATTTGCTGCTGCTACTTTTAAATTGCCGTCTACTGTTTCGGCAAGTTTCATTGGTCTACCCATTTTGTTTCTCCTTGTTGGGCCGTTCTAGGGCTACGGGGTTGGTTTTCCCCATAAACACTAATTTATAGTGCTAAGTATTTATTCAATGTCATTGTTAAAATTCAATTACAAAAATCATGTTTGGGGTATTGTACGCAACCAAAAGTGTGCTAGTACCAGTATACTAAGTTACATCGCACAAGTGTTATGGGATGCAGATCCTAATGAATTACAAGCCTACAACACATTTAACAAAAATGCACCAGGTGTATACATCAAGTCACCTAATTTTGAAGATTATAAAACAGAACTTGCTGAATGTGATACACGCATTGCAATTTGGCGAGATCCAGTTGAAAAGTTTGTAAGTGGTTTTTATCATACAATGTTTAGTCCGTCAAAAGCTCAAGATGGACTGTGGCAAGGCCCTCATACACTGGATGAATTTATAGAAAACTTTAATTATTATTATGCAGAATCTGAAAATGTAAGAGATCATTGTAGCACCAACAGTGCAAGACTAGGACCTGATCCTAGTTTTTACACAGATGTTTACAACTACAAAGACAATAACATGATTGCTAAGTTGTTAGGCGCTCATACTGTGGTAAATTTACGAGAATCAAAACCTAAACCCAAACTTACTAGTGAGCAACATAGACGTATATCAATTATACAAGCAGAAGATTACACCAACGGATGGTCATAAAAAAGGGAGGCACGAAGCCTCCCTTTCTCAACTTATGAGTAAGTTATTAGCTGAAGCTAATGTTGCTCATTGCAACCTCACCTACATAGTCGCCAGCGTTGCCTAGTGAACTTGCAGTGTTTGAAAGTTCAACATAGCCATAACGTGTCATGAATGACACTACTGGTTCAAATGTTGATGGGTCTAGTACTGTGCCACTGCTCATTAGTGGAACGTATGGGCAGTAGAATGCTGCTGCGTCTGTTTCACTAGAACCTTTGTAGCCAACTAGTACTGCAGTACTGTCTGCTGCATATGAATCTACATAAATGCGCATTGCGCCGTTTAGTGTACCAACGAACTTAGTGTTTGTTGGAGCTTCAAATGCACCTTCTGTAGTGCGAGCAAATGCACTTGTGCTTGCGCTCTGAAGAACTGTTAGTGCTTCTGGGCTAACAACTGCATAGTTACCTGCGCCACGACGTGTACGTTGTGCAATTTTGTTTGCTGTACGGTTGATTAGAACTGCAAGAGCTGCATGCTCATCACCAACGTATGTAGCTGTACCACTTACTGCTGCTTGGTTGAAAGTTTCTTCAGTTGCTGCTAGTGAACGTAGTGAACCTAGAACTTCCTGATCAATTTCTGCAGTAATTTCTTGTGCTAGAGCTGCCATGATTTCAGCTTCAACATCAATACCGTGCATTGATTCTGCATCTTGTGCAGCTTCAAATGTCCAGCGAGCTTGTAGCTTGCGTGTTTTTGCTTCTACAGGCTGCTTTAGGATCTGGATGCTGATCTGTGATCCGCCAGTACCTTCTTTTGCTGCAGTTGTATCAGCACGACCTGTTGAGGTTGAACCTGAATATGCTGTAGCAATTTTGAATGGTGAAAGTGCTTCGTCACCAGCTGTTGTGCTTGTGTCAAATGGTGCACTTGCACTTGAAGTTACACTGTCTGCATAGCGAACGCGAAGTGTGTGGATCTGACCCACTGGACCTTGCATTGGCTGCACACCAACGATTTCGTTAGCGATAACAGTTGGCATAACACGTCTGATCACTGGAAGGATCACACGGTTAAGTGTTGCGATGTTACCTGATGCAGAAGCGCCTGTTGATGCGGCCTCTTTCAAGTACTTGCGTGTATTCTCTAGAATCACGCCCATTGAAGAACGACGGTTACCTTCTAGACCCTCAAGTAGTGCGTCTTTGGTTTCGTCCCAACGGCTTTCTAATAGTACGTCTGACATTTATAGTCCCCTTGTTGTACTCATTTAAGCCCTGCTAACGCACGAAGTTGGATAATGTTACCATCATCTCTACTTTCTGCTGCAGGTTTTTTAGTTTGTTTATCACCAGTTACTTCTTTGATGCTTTCGTTGATGACAGGCTTATCTTCTGTCTTTGATTCTTTGACAATTTGCTTTCCATCAAGTACTGCTGGTAGATAACGTTCGAAAGCGCCTTTTAACTTTGCAGTTTGTACACTTTCTAATAGATCACGCATAATTGCGCTTTTCTCTTTGTTAAGTGGCTTTAGAAGTGATTCCATTGCATCCTTGCGAGCTGCGCTCTCAGTGATTGCACGGATTTCTTTTTCTTTGCTCTCAACAATTTGATTCTTTTCAGCAACTTCTACTTTTGCTTCGTCCAACTGCTTTTCAACTTCAGCAATCTTAGACTGTAGGTCTTTGATTTCCTGATTTTCATTTAGCATGCTTGAACTAAACTCTGTAGAAAATGCTTCAAAAATCTTTCTACCGAAGTTGTTTTGTTTAGCAACTTCGATGTCCTCTTTTAATTGACCGATTTCTGACTTAAGATGTTTGGTTACTGCTTCTTCTAGTACTGCACTAGACTTCTCAACAAAGTTCTTCTTTAGGTCTGCGAAACGCTCACGTGCTTCTTTGACTAAACGAACTTTTGTTTCAACAACGTCTTGACGATCTGCTTGGAACTCTTGAATTTCTTCTGCGAGTTGACCAACTACAAACTGCTCCAATTTTGCAATTGTATCTGCTTGTGTTGCACGATCTTTGTGTAGTTCTTTAATTTCTTCAGACAGTGTTTTAACCATAAACTGGTCAAAAGTGCCTGTTGATTCTGACATCTTAGCAACAAAACGAGCACGGTCTTCTGCAAGAGCTTTCTTCTCTTCAGCAATTTGTGCTAGTTCTTCGCTTAGACTTTCAGTTACCATACGATCTAAAGCCTCAACCATTGTGGACTTATCATGTTCGTATCTACGTGCAAACTCTTCACGAAGTTCAGCAGTTACAGATTCACGAGTTTCGTTCATCTTTGCGTCCCATGCTTCTTGAATTTCGTTGCGAGTTGACTCGTTGACAAGATCACTATCCAGTAAAGGTTTTAGAGCATCTAGCATTATGATCTCCTAGATCTTTAGATCCTTGATAAGACGAAGTACTTCGTCCTTCAAGTATTTTTGCACTCGAGCATTGCCGCTTGATTCGCGGGCCATCTCAAGCACTGAATGGCCATGACGCATATTCAACAAGCCTTCATAAATGGCTGTAGGATATGCATTTGGCGCACTTGGTTGTGCCACAACATCTACTGTGACAATTTCAAAATCAGATACATGACCAGTTGATTCTGCAACGTTACCGCTGCCTCTACTGCTGACACCTAACTTTACTCCACTATCCAACATGGTTTTAACTAGGTTACCCATTGGAGTTGGAAGAATTTTTAGTTTTCCATAACCGTTTGGACCATCCATCCACATGCTCTCAATCATGTGACTCACACGATCAAGGTTAATTTTTAAATCATCCGGATGATCAACTTCGCCTAAGACACTATTGCCGTTGCTTATTTGTTCATTAAGATCATTTACGGCATCGGAAATCTCAGAGACAGGGTAAACACGTTGGTTTGCGTTTTTAACCCCGCCCTGTATACAAATGCCTTTCATGTAGAGATCCTTACCGTCATTGGCACTCTCAAGTACTACTTGAGCTTGATCAAATGTAAGGTTTTCTCTTAGGTAGTTCATAAAAGGTTACCTTAGACTTTTTTCATGTCTGGCTTGGTTGTGCCGCCCATGTCTTGTGCTTTTGGTGCTGGTGCACCTTTTTCTTCGCCAGTTGGGTCAACTGCTTTGCCGCCCATGTCATTTTTGCTTGCAACTGGACCGCTTGCGCCGTCGCCTTGCTCGCTTGTGACTGGTGCTGGAGCTTTTTCTGCGTATTCGCGAACCATGTCAGCTTCCATTGCTTCCATTTCTTCGCCTTCTTCTTCGTCGCCCATTTCAGCGTCCATGTCCATATCCATGTCCATTTCGCCTTCGTCGTCGCCTTCTTCGTCGCCCATTAGCTTTTCAAATTCTGCTTTGAGTTCATCTAGAGCATCTTCTAGATCAACTACACGGTCTTCTATGTCTTCGTCTGCATCATCTTCTTCTGCAACGTCTAGACCTTCTTCGTCTGCTTCGATGTCATCAATCATGTCATCTGCAGCATCGCCGCCTAGCTCTTCATCCATGTCTGACTCTTCAACTTCTGCTGTTTCTTCTGAAACTTCTTCTTCAGTTGTTTCGTCAATTGCTTCTTCTTCAACTTGCTCTTCGTCGTTTAGAAGTGACTCATAGATGTCACGGCTCTTTTCAACCACAATTTCGTGGAACAGTTCTTTTGCCTTATCTTGCTCTTCTGCAATGAAAAGCTCAATAAGTTCATTAAATTTATTGCTCATAAGAGTATTCCTTTCTTCATAAGGCATTTGTCTAGTATATTATTTACTAGATGTAAGAATATTTACCATTAAATGGCTATATTTTAGAGGAAAAAAGATGATATACGGTCAAATACCGGTAGATTCTTCTTTTGGAGGGCTGTATTGCTTTTTAATATTTGCAATTTTTTCGTGATATTCTGCAAGTTTTGTGTCTGCTAACATACGCAATTTATTAATTTGTTCTAGTGTAAGTCGTGTTTTACGGGTATCAGACAGTTTAGCAACACTGTTATCGTCTTGCTGATCTTGAACAGGATTGTCATTTTCAACTAATTGTTTTAAAAACATTTGCGTCTCCAGTGTTATTTATACCGGAGGGGGTGTTACTGGTGCTGCGTCTTCGCCAGGTGCTGCGTCTGCTGCTACTTCGCCACCTTCTTCGGGTGCTTCATCTGCTGCTGGTTCTTCCTCAACATCAAATGCTTCGATATCGCCTTCAATGCCTCCGGGTGTGATACCCACACTGCGCATGCCTGGTGCTTCTGCACTGACCTGCTCTTCGTTTTCTTCCATCCACATTGCTTCGTTCTCTGTCATCTCTGCTTCTGTGAGACCCAAGTAACGCTGTAGTAAGAAACGTTTGCTCAAATATGGGAAACCTTCTAACTGTGTAAATGTGCTGATGCGTGAAGTATCAAGTTCTGTTTCTCTGTACTTGCTGAAGTTCTGTGGTTCGTTAAAACGTATTTCAAAACTACTGTTGTCTAGTTCAAGTCCTCTCCACTTGAGGAACATTTTAAACTCTCTATCAACAACTTCGCCTACCATGCGTTGTAGACGTTTGCAATATTCGTTGAATCTAAACTCTTGAATCAGTGCAGTACCTACTCTGCCATCAGCATAACCTGCAGGTGATTCCTCAGGACCTGTTGGCAAGTATGAACTAGGAATACGCAGCCCACGGAAAAGTTTATTAGTAAAGTATTTGAGATCGTCAATTTCGCCTAGGTTAGTACCACCTGGCAGTGTTTCAACTTTTGATCCACGTCCTTCTGCAGTTTGTGGAAAGAAGTAATCTTCGTTGATACTCAATGGATTGTAAGTGGTATCAAGTATGTTACTACCGCCACCTGTTTGACTAGGTATACGACGCTGATGAATTTCGTTTTTAACACGCTCAACAAATGCCATTGCCATGTGTGCTGGCATGTTACCAACGTCTACATAAAATACTCTACGCTCAGGCGCACGTTGGATACGGTAGATAATGATAGCATCTTCTAGCAGTTCTTTTTGTTTGAACACTTTGAAGATGTTTTCCAGTATGCTGTTACCAAATGGCCAGTTTGCATCCAGTCCTTCTGTGAGGCTTAGGTGCACCACATGTTCTGCTTCGATAGCATTTTCATTAAATTTTTGATCAAAACGTCCGCCGCCTGGTCCGCCTGTGTCATACAAGTTACTGGGTTGAATGTAACCGCCACGTTGGCTAGGCTGTATCTGTCCGTCTTTGTATGTTTTTTGTGTAGCGGTCAAGTTCTCAAAGTTAGGATTGATTTCCTTCATCACATACTGCTCAGGCTTTTTACCTTCACTTTCATTGACAATGACTTTGATCACATTGTTCATGTCTACCCAATACCACTCGAATGTTTCTGGATCACGTATAAACACTTGATCTCCATACTTGAGTGTATTGCGGAACATTTTGAACACACGTTTGTTAAATTCGTTTAGGTTACACCAGTTTGTAAGTTGTTTTGTAATGGTCTCAACTTCTGTATCACTAGGATCATCATGGTAGTGTACAGTAAACGGTGTGCCGTTTTCAGTGTTGAGTTGGGTGCAAAATTCAGCAAGGATATCTAGTGCAGCATTTACTTCACTGTCCACATCCATGTTTTCATACTGACCATAACGTTCAATACGATTAGGATGACCCGAATACACTTCAGGCAAGTGCGATGCATAGTGGCTGTATTTGCTGTCAACACCATTGGTGCCAGCATAGTCCGGGCCTGCCATACTAAGTGGACTTGCATTTGCTACTTTAAAAAACTTTTTCCAACTCATCTATATAGATCTTTCTTTGTGTATTTATTGTAACACTGTTGTTGATTTGTGTCAAATTATATTTCGTTACTGATACGTCTCAATAGATCGTTTGTTTCTGTGCCCTGTCTAGTTTGTACATCTAGCAGTCTTTGCAACAATGCTGTGTGCTCAATTCCGCCGCCTCCGGCTCCACCGCCACCTTGACCTGCTGTTGCTGCCAATGCTCCAGCAGGCATTTGTAAATCTTCTGTTGCTTCGGCTACACGCTCAACTTCTCTTGCAAATGCTTTATACCTGTCCTCTATTCCAGTGGTTAAATCAAACTTGGTCATATCCAGTATTGAGGTAGCAGCTTGAAGTTTAGCACCAGCTTCTGCAAGTCTTGTGATCTTATCAGCTTGATCGCCGCCAAAGAAGCTGCCTAGTCCTTGACTTATACCGCCCATTACACCTGGACTAAACCCGTCTAGTGCTGCTTTCATTCTTTCAATGCCAGCGGCTGCATTAATCAATTGATCAGATGGAATACTTGAAAGTCTTTCAATTTGTTCAGTGGTTGCGTCAACACCGGCAGTTTTCATGTTTGTAATACTGTCTACTACACTAGCAATGCTGTTGCCAATTCCTTCAATAACACCTTTTATAGATCCGCCAACACTGTCTACAAAAGTGCCAATGCCATTGAATACCTCTTTGACAAGAGGTGCTAAACCTTCAAAAACTGATTTAAACATCTTACCTAAAGGTTCAAATGCTGGTGCAGCAATTTGGGCTGCTTTTGCTATACCCATGATAGCGAGAACAACTCCACCTAAGCCAAGAAGTACTTTTGGATTAGCCAGGCTAGCAAGACCGCTTGATACACCTTTAATTCCAGCACCCAAACCTTTACCTACGCCGCCCATAGCTTCGGCACCGCCACCGCCTGCTAGTCCGCCCATCATTTTGCTACCGATCTTACCCATCAGGCCAGTAACACCGCCTTTCATTGCAGTTAAAACTGCTGGACCAGCAAACAGTGCAGTGAGTCCTCCAATGATGAGTGTTTTAGGATCTTGTGATACTAGGAATTTTGCAATTCCATCAATTTTATCAGTAACTAATGTGAGAACATCAACTAGTTTCTCAACAAGGCCCATGTCAAGCAATTTGTTACCTAAAGTTTCAAATGCAACCTGTAAATCTTGCATTGTTTTTGCACGTCTTGCTGCAGTGTTTGCCATGACTTGTTCAGTGTCCGCCTGCTTTCTTTTTTCTCTTAAATTTTCTGCCATACCAGCATTGATTTTTTCTTGTTGGGTTAATCCAATAGCATTTTCCACACCCATTTTAGTCATAACGTTAGTAGTATACGCACTCATTTTTGCATATTCACGTGCAGTTGCAGCATCTTGCGAAAGTTGTTGATGTCTTTGAGAGCTGCTGTCAGCATATGCACCTACCAGGTCCGATTCGCCATTTTTCAATGCATTTACAACATCCATTACTCGTCCACTAACACCCGGCATTTGACTTGCGGCTGCTGCAGTTTCTCCTGTAAATGTTCCAATAGTCATTGCCTGCTTGAACATCGATTGCTCTAATGGACTCATTCTGGCCATTAGAAGTTCCATGGATTTAGCTGTTTCTACATCCATATCTGCTAGTAAGGCCTGGAATGCTGCATCCTGTTTTTGTGCTTTTAGTGCTGCTTCTTGTTCTTCTCGGCTTTGTCCTGTAATCTCTTGCAATGCTTGCAGATCTTTGCGATACTTGACTGCTACCGCGGCAATGCGTGTAAAGTCTCCACCAAATGTGTCGAGACTTCTGCCACTGGTGCTAAGATCAGCAATGAATTGTGCAAAGAACTCGGGTTGGTCTTTAGCAGCAATACCTAATCTAAACAATTCATTACTGCTGGCTCTGCCTGCTGCAGTTACTTGTGATAGTATTTGCGCACCTTCTGTAGTACCGCCTGCAAATTCAGATAATCCTCGAGCATTTTTAGAAACTGCATCAGCAAATTGTGTTATAGTAACACCAGCATTACCTGCTGCCATTCGCATAGCAATCATGTCGCCACCAAATGTAGCACCTGCTAAAGTTAATTGTTGAAAAGTTTTTACACTCTTATCAAAAGCACCCATTGCTAGACCAGCTACAAAACTGAATCCAGTGAGCGCACCGCCTGCTATTTTACCAGCAACACCAAGTGCATTAAGGCTTCCGCTAACTGGACCGGTTATAGCACCAAGTGCTCCGCCCATGTTTTCGCCACTTTCGCCTAGTGCTTTAAAAGAATTGGTTAGCGAACCGCCTACAGCTTTGATTTGCTGTGAAGTTTTGTCTAACCTTTCGCCAAATGAAGTCAGCTTGACTTCATATTTTTCCATACCTTTGCTGGTGCTGTCTACAATGTCTTGATAACTTTTGGTTGCCTTTGTGGCTTGTTTAATAGTGTCAGCTTCTTTTTTCTTTACACCACTGTTGTCGGCAAATTTGCTTTCAAAAAGATCAACCAGGCGTTGTAATGTTGCTTCTTCAGCAGCATTTTCAAGTACTATGGGATTCCCGCCTAGATCACCTGTAACAGCCATACGATTCTTTTTTCACCATTATATGCGTATATAAATACATTTATACAATAGTATTTAGCCGGAGAAAACCCCATGGCAATTGAGCAACAGACAATGAGCAACAATTTAGACCAACCTGGTGGCAACCCACTGGGCAAATTTTTTAGGACGCCTGCAATACAATTGAGATTGCCCAGCGGCGGACGCTATTGGACACCCGGCACACTTGATATGCCACAAACTGGTGAAATTCCGGTGTATTCAATGACTGCAAGAGATGAAATGATTTTCAACAATCCAGATGCTCTCATGAATGGGCAAGCAGTGGTAGATGTAATACAAAGTTGTTGCCCAAATATAAAAAATGCATGGAGCATGCCCAGTGTTGACCTAGATGCAATACTTATTGCTATTCGTATTGCCAGTTTTGGCGAAAATATGGAGTTTAGGACCACCTGCCCTAGTTGCAGTGAAGAAAATTCATTTGAACTTGATCTAAGACCAGTACTGGACAGTGTAAAGCAAGCACCTCCATTTGAACAAGAATATGCGTATCAAGGACTGACATTTACTTTTAGACCACAAAACTACACCACAGTAAACATGGTCAATATTGAAACGTTTGAAAGTCAAAGGTTGTTTAGTGTTGTAAACAACAGCGAATTACCCGACGAAGAAAAATTAGAACGTGTTAATGAAATATTTAAAAAGATGACTGATTACACTGTAGGTATCATTGCAGGTGCTGTT